ACTTGTCTTGGTAGTGTGCTTGTGCATCTTTGATGGTCTTTGACTTGCCAAAGAAATCCACCTCGTATGCAAGTAAAGCCATTATCTTGTGAAGGCTTTCAATCGTATCTCCGTTGAACACTTGCTGGAGTTCAATGAAGTGGTGACCGCAAATCTCGTTGGGTGTTTTTGCCAACCGGAAATATCTGCCTTTGTGTTTGAACATAAATTGCACAGGTCTGTTTGGAAGCTCATTCAAGAACTCCAACTTTTTGAACTCTCTTGTAAGGTCATCAATCGGCATTGATTCAACCTTGTCCATTGACCAATGGTTAACGATGGCAAGGATGTTCATTGTCCGTTCAATGTTGGACATATCACGACAAGAGTGAATCTCTTGCAGTTGGTGGATGGTTATATTGTTCCAGTTCATATCGTTTCAATTTGTAACGGTTTAAGCAAAATAAAATGTTCCCGGTCTGTTGTGTTTCTTGCAGTCAACTGCCAAAGCCAAAGCCATCACGCAGTCATCGTGCAACCCTTGTGGTGCAGTATACCTCACACCCGTTCTTGTGTATTCAAATTCAAAGTTCTCCATCTCACTTCCGATGGGTTCTTCAGGGAAATACACCTCCCTATTTTGTACGCTGATGACCAACCCTTCAATGAGTTGTTGTTTGCTCTGTGATGTGAACTTAAATCCTTTGATTCGGGGATGGCTTCGTTGTAATTGCTCAACGATAGGATCACCCACACCGGTTGAATCCACGAATGCAGGAATCACACCAATCAATGTCGTAATCTTTGCCAATGTTTGCGACCAATCCGCTTGAAATCGGTCTACATATGATACGCAATTATTCGCATCTAAACCAATGATCACCGTATAATCCGAATACTTCGCCAAATCCACGCCCCAAGCGACAACACTTTTGTTGGTTACTGGCTTGTAACAACTGCGGATTGCATCAATTCCGAATGGGTTTGTTTTGTCATCGGCTGGTTCTGCCAAATACAACTCGTTGAAGACGTGAAGTGGTAGATCTCGTTTGGCTTGTTCAACCTCCTCAAGTTTGAGAATCCCCTCCTTGACCGCATCATATGCAGTTATCTTGAAATACTTATATTCACTCTCACCGCTTCTCGCCCTTTCCCCTAACTTGTAGAACCAATTCTTCTTTCCCTTCACGTTTCCAATCAACTTGCACTTGCCTTGTGTCGCAGTTAGGGTTGAACGCATAGCATACCACGATTCCTCACGCATACGAGATGCTTCATCAATCACCGCAGCGTACACATCATCACCATACAAGTTGTCCGGCTTCTCACCTGATTTGAATTCTATCCTTGCACCCGTTGGAAGAGTGAGCAAAAGTTTGGTTTCGTTGCTAATGAAGAAGTTTTTGTCCGTCACTTGTGACTTCATCCTTCGGAATGCAATCTCCGCTTGTTGGTATACCGGTGCAACCCACCACACGGATTGGTTGTCCTTGCACTTCAACGCTTGTTCAAATAACCATATGATGTGACTTGCCGTCTTGCCCGTCTTTGTACTCGCAGCAGTAATGGTAAAACGAGCATCACAATCAAGGATGTCTTTTTGGTAACTCGTGACATATGGTCTTTGGTAGGTTATTTGCATAAACTTTGGTACACACTCAATCGTGTTAGGTTGTGCAGTTCAAGGTTGTGGTATGTCTCACAATAGATGCGATTTGATTCGCCCATTGATTGTCTCACCGAATGACCAGCATCAATCAACTTCTCAATGGATGCCTTCCAGTTGTTTTGGGTTGCGAAGATCACGCCATCGTTTCCCGTGTGGTATAAGTACGGATAGACCGCTGAACAGATAATGGGCAAAGAATAGGCAGCGGCTTCCACAATCTTCAACTCCGATTTGCAGTTGTTGAAGTGGTTGTCCTGAAGGGGTGCAAGTACGAAATCAAAGTGCTTGTAAACCTCACCGTATTCAAATACCGAAGTGCCTTGAACGATGTTGGCTTTGGGAATCAGTTTCACGATGTTGTTCCAATGATCACTCGGAGTGTATCCGCAAATGTAGAAATCCACCTCCATTGAATTGATGTCATCGGCAATGAGCTTCAAATCTTCCTCGTGTGTGATTCCACCAACCCATCCAATTTTTACTCTCTCGTTCTTCTCCTTTGGTTGCTTCCATTGGTTGTGAGATGTATCCAAACAGTTTGGCACAATGTAGACATTCTCGTTGATTGTCCTCACCTCATTGGCAAGTTTTTGAGTTGTGCAGAATACCGCATCCGCATAGTTGATGGCATCCTTGATGGAGTTCTTAATCCCTTTGCGATATGCCCAGTATGCTGGATTGTATTTTGGCAAAACCCAATAATCATCCACATCAATCACATAAGGCTTCCCGGCATCGGTGATTCGTTTCAAGACATCATACTGGTTCTTTCCAAGCCATCGTGAGAAGACAATCACATCGTAGGGTGCAAGGTCAACCGTCATCCATTCGGCTTGTGATTGGCAAACATCAACCACCGCTTCTCCGTTTATTTGCATTCTCAAGTGTGGTGCGTAGATGCGATGGTAAACCACACCATTGATTCCGTCTGTTAGTATTAAAAGTTTCATAGGGTATTAAGTAAGAAGTTCAAGCCTTGATTTGTTACATAGTCAAAGCCATTGTTTACGGGTATAACATTTGGTGAGTGAACGCATACCTCAAGCAATCGTTTGACCTTCATTTGCTCTGAGATGGCGTAGGTGCTTGACTGATTCCCAATGAACGCCTTGCAACTGCCGACAATGGTTGCCAACATCAAAGCATCCTCAACCTTAAGGTGTTCACAATCCAACTGCCATCTCTCCGTGAATGCGATGTATTCGGATTCGTAGCCAAAGAAAACACACTTGTGTTCCTTGAGTGGGAAATAGTTGATGTCGTGATTGCGATAACGAGAAGAGAAGTTTAAGAGAATCTTGTCGGCAAAGTATGGGATAGGTTCACTCGCTTCAATGCAAGGTTCGTGAAGGTCTGTTATCAATTCAGGATACACAAGAAAGTGATTCCGTCTCAAATCACCAGCAGCGAGATTCAATCCGTGATGCCTGAACTTATCAAAGTCATACCCCATATCAATGTGCGAGTGCATCTCAACCTTTCTAATGTAGGATTGATGCTCAAGCAATGGTTTGATATATTCGTATGAGTTTAAGTTCATACAGTATCCACCGCTTGGATGACCGGAAACAGTATTCTGCTCACGGAATCCGATGTGGAAATCTACCGCACCGTGTAACTCTGCAACTCGCTTCGTTGCCGTGAGTGAATAGATCAAATCACCAAGATGACCGGATTGAATTACTCTCATAGTTCTTGCAGTATTTGTTTGACCTCTAAATAAAACATCAACTCATTGCGATTCTGCCACGAGTTATGAGACAATGCCTCAATGATTTGGTCAACTGCAACCAATGAGCAATCCTTAACCGTCAACGAGTTGTTGAAAGATTCTTTGATTTCTTGTGCTTTCTCTTCAGGTGTCATTCGTTAGGAAGTACAGGGATCGGCATCCAATATGCCACATCGATAATTGCATTGCTATACTCCTCAACCCATAGGTCATCGAAGTACCTTGCCAAAGTTATTCTCCCATCCGTTGTTGCTACCAACTGAATGTCTTCATCTTGTGGTGGGAGTTTGTCCTCACCTCTCCAACTTGCTCTCATCTAAATTCAAAGTTATTGTGAAATTTTTACTTTCAATAGTTTGGTCAATTGTTTCTTTTGGTTTGCCTTGTGATCGTGTGAGCAACATCTCCAAGTTGAACAGAGAGTTCTTGTCGTGACCTTTCAGCAATGCACCGGCAATCGTTCTTTCCATTATCGTGTACTCATCCCCACGATCTATCTTCTCCAGTTCTTTCCGTGATAGTGTGAGCATTGCCAACATCGTATCTTCCACCTGTGATTTGGTATAGCCAATGTCCTTCATCAAGGTGACGAGCTTCTTTGGTCTGCCGTTTGGATTTAACACTTCGCCCTTGTCGGGTTTGGTCAAAGTTCCTCCATTTCTTCCTGGTACTTGAGTTGCCATTTTTACGAATTAATTACACATTTATTTAGCCATTGACAATCTTTGTTCGTGAATCGATTTCAACCACTCCTTGTATTGTTTCTTATCTCCAAACTTGATGTGATCCTCACGACATAATGCCATCAGGTTTTCAATGTTGTCCGCTTCCTTGCTTCCCCCTAAACCTCTCGCCTCAAGGTGATGGATGTCAATTGCCGTTTTTCCACACACCTCACAAGGGATGAAGTCACTTATGTCATATCCGAAATGGTTTAGGTATGTCATTGTGTGTTTCTTCATTGCTCATTCTTTCTTCTCCTCTTTGGTTTATGCTCATCATCGGCAAGTTGTGCTTTGGTGATGGCTTCTTGTTGTTGGTTTGCCCAAATCAAAAGTGAGTGCAAGGCTTCGGTTATACAAGTACTGCAATTAGGCAAGTTCCTTCCGAAGATTTCACGGTGGACATTGTTCAGGATTGCCCCTTGTTCCGGTGATGGTGCGAATACTTGTGTTTTCTTCCAGTTGTCGTACAACGGTTGGAGTGATAGTATAAATTCGATATTGCTCATAGTTTTGT